CGGCAAGACCCTGACGCACTCCTCGGCGACCGTTCTGGCCGGCGACAAGGTTTACATCCTCGGTGGCGAGGATGAAGGCACGACCAAGAAAATCACGGCTGGTCTCTACACGGTGGCCAGCGTGACCAGTGATACGGTCTGTGTGCTTTCGACCTCTGCCGGGATTGGCGATGCCGCCCTGACCTGCACGGGGTACATCGTCCGGAATAACCCGACCTGCCAGGCTGACCTGCTGGAAGGTGAGGAATCGGGCGGAGTGGACTTCGTTTCTCCTCCGAATACCGGTGCGGCCGACGCGATGGGGACGTTCATGGCTGGCGGAACGACTTGCGTCTGCGGCGGGGTTACGATCGGAACGGCCGTCGCGAATGGTGTCTTGGCTGAAGGACTTTATCCCGGGGCGCGTAAGTGCTTCAAGGGATTGGGGACTTTGACCACGAATGGCGTGACGGTTACGCCTGCGGCGACCGGGTACGAGATCGACGGAACGGCGTTGACGACCATCACGATTGATGCCGCCAACGAAATCTGGCTGGGCGAGTGGGCTGGCTCCTGGGCGACCGTGAGCCTGAAGGGCGCCACCACGGCGTAAGAGTCGGTGAGTGATTCATGGTCCCCTCGGTGGCAATCCCACCGAGGGGATTTTAAGGAGCAAAATGGCCGAAAAACCTGAAGTTGCTGCTGCGCCCGTTGCGAATGTTGCGCCTCTGTTGAAGGTTGACCCTCTGATGGAGGAGATGTTCTTGGCGATGGGCTATTCCAAGCCGTTCCCGCGTTCTCTGGTGATGATCCACAACGCGATGAAGCTGAAGAAGGACAAGCTGAATCCCGGTCGGCTGTCGCCTGAAGCTCTCGCCATTATCGGCGCTATTTCCGACCTTTTTGAGGGAAAATTCAACGACGCGAAGGAGTAAGCCGTGTCTGAATCCGCATTGTCGCTCAAATATGCCGACCTCATGTCAGAGGTTGGCCGTTTTCTTGGCCTCGGGAGCGATGCTTCCGCATGGTCTGGCGACAATCGCGACATGATTGATCGGTGTGTCCAGTCTGGGGTTCGCCAGTTTTACTATCCACCGGCCATTGAAGGGATCGAAGTTGGATATGAATGGTCATTTTTGAACCCCACAACGACCATTGTGACCGTGATTGGCGACCGCGAGCAGGATCTTCCCGATGACCTTGGCCGAATTGTCGGGAACATCCATTACGCGGCTTCGGTGCAGAGTACGCCGATCTACATGATAAGCGAGCATCGGATGCTGGCACTTGGCCAGCAGGATGCCGGGAATGGCCGTCCGACGTATGCTACGGTGCGCTACAAGGCCGGGACAACGGCGGATGAAGGTCAGCGTCTTGAGGTGGTGTGGTGGCGTGCCCCTGACGCCGCATACACGCTGACCTATCGCTATGAGGCGTATGTCGGAAAATTGAGTTCGACCCGTCCGTTTGTTCTGGGCGGCATGAAGCACTCCGAGACGGTGGTTGAAAGCTGCCTGGCTGTGGCCGAGCAGCGCGTGAATGACGAGAAGGGGCTGCATTGGGATCGGTTTGCCGCTTCTCTGGCGACGAGCATCGCGCTGGACCGCAAGGTTGGCGCTCGCTATTTCGGGCAGATGGGTTCACCTGAACTCATTGCCGAGGAAACGGACTTATCGTGTCGATCCAATGGGACGATAACGTATAAGGGAGTGACGTGGTAAAACAAGAAAGGCGGTATGGTTATGATCTCTCGTATTTGCGATCTGATTCGGATGAAGGAACCCGACGTTGAAGTGACTGGCCTGCTCTGGGCGCATGGCAAAACCGTTCCGGCCGATGGCACGGCTGGCTATGAGACCGGGTGCCTGTTTCAGCATACCGACGGCGGCGCCGGGACGGCCCTGTATTGCAACGAAGGCACAGTGACTTCGTGCGATTTTGACGCCGTGACCGTGGCGTAAGGCGAAAAATCATGCCACGGGTTGTCTCCAAGCAACTCGCATTCCCCATGGCTGGAGTGAGTCGGCGTGGGGAATATCGCGAGATGGCAACCCCTCCTTATGCCACTCCATGGGCATTGAATGTGAGGGGGGAGAGCCCTATTGAGCGGCGGAAGCGCGGCGGATCGAGGCCAGGGTTGGTGAAATACCTCGCCCAAGACTTCGGGACGACCATTTCCGCCGTTATTTCTGTCACCAGCGTCGATTCAGACCAAGCCCGCCATCAAGACCTCGTTGTCGTGGCCGATGGAGTCTGCTATTCCGTCCGAAGCGGGGCACTCCTGACGCTTGATACGGCATGGCAGACTGCCGCAGGAGAGGCTATCCAGACGGCTTCCGGTGATGCTATTGAGTGGGATTCAACTGTTTCGGCCACTGTGAATAGTGCCGTCGAGCGGGGTGGGATGCTCTATTTGGTCGATTCCGGGCTGAAGTCATGGAATCCCACCACCGGGATTGTGGCGACTATTGTGGCGACTGATGGGGCCATTCCAACCGGATGCAAGTACGCCTGCCTGTATCGAGATCGCCTTTTCCTTTACGGCGAGGATCACGTCTGGTACTGCTCGCGGCAGGGAGACTTGACGGATTGGGGGCTTTCCCGCGATATGGGCGATGTGGGTCGGGCGATTGCCGGCCAGATTGACCGGGCTGGCCGAATAGGTGAGCCGATTACGGCGATGATCCCAAACAACGATCAGTCGATGCTGATTTCGACAAAAAACGGCATGTGGCTGCTCCGTGGCGACCCGACGGATGGCTCGATCTCTTTGGTGAGTGAAGAGATTGGCGCGATAACGAATACCGCCTGGGCTCGCGCTCCGAATGGCCTTGTGGCGTTTTTGAGCAATGACGGGGTTTATGTGGTTGGCGGCGACGGGTCTCCTCCGGTGAAGTGGAGTACAGACCGGGTTCCCGACGAGCTTCGGGCTGTCAACACGTCAACGAATACGATTTCGATGGCCTATGAGGCGAAAAGCAATGGGTTTCACCTGTTTGTTACTCCGTCAACTGGAGTGGGGACGCATTGGTTCATGGATGCCGACAAGAAGGCTATCTGGCCGGTGATGTTCGCCGATGAGCACCAGCCTTTGGCGGCCGCTCGCATTGCGAGCCTGACCGGGGACTTGTCCGACGTTGTTTTGGGCTGCAAGGACGGGATTCTCCGTAAATTCGATGACTTGGCCGAAGACGATGACGGGATCAGTATCCAGAGTCATGTCTTGCTTGGCCCGATCAAGTTGTCCTCGAATGAGATGGAAGATGCCGTGTTGAGCGAGATCCATGGCGTATTGGCCGACAATAGCGGGACTGTGACATGGCGCGTCGTGACAGGGAAGAGCGCGGAAGAGGCCACGGACGCGGCTGTCGATGGGATTGATGCCGTCATTGCTGGGTCGGTTGGGACGTACCCGAAAGGGGATTGGAAGGACAACCGGAACTTGGTCGAGTACCCCAGGGCGCGTGGGCCATGGGCAATAATCTGGCTCGCTTCCAAGGCGAGATGGGCGTATGATTCTGTCACGTTGCGAATAAATCAGCTTGGGAGGTTACGATGAGCGTCAAGATGAACACGACTGATATGCCTGCGGTAACTCCGACAGGGACCGACTTTATACCCATCGCCCGGTCCGGCACACCCAACAGCATCACCCCGACGAGCCTTGCGGCATTCGTGATCGACGTTATTGAGGCTATCGCGGCTGGAACGACAACCTCCGGGGCCGACTCTGTTTTCATGCTGCAGGGCGGCGCGTTGAAGCCACTGGACATCGACGTGGTGAAGCAGTACGTCATCGACGCCATTTGGGCGAACTCAGATTCGACTCCTGTTGCTGCCGATAAGATGGTATTCAAGACCGTCGGGGGACTGGAAAAAACCGTCACGCTGACCAATCTTTCGACGATGATCCGCGATGCCATTGCGGCTTCGATTCTGGATGTTTCCGACTTGACGGAAGTAACCGTTCCTGCTGCCGCCGACATGCTGCCGCTGACTGTCGGGACGACCGGGAAAATGGTCAAGCTGTCCACGCTTTATGCTTCGATCCTGTCTTCGCTGGCCGCGCATGTGGCGGGGCTTACCGCCGTGACTGCCGTAACCGACACGGACGAATACTATGTGCTGGTCGGTGGTGTCGAAAAGAAGATCACCGGCGCGAGCCTGAAGGCCGCGATGGGCACAACGGTTGCTCCGGCGACAACTACCCAATACAAAGTTCCGCAGTGGGCCTCCGCGCAGAAGACGCTGGTTGATGGACTGACTGTCGAAACGACTGTCCGCGATTCCGGCTCTGCGCTTGACACGGCACTTGCCACTGAAAAGGCCGTTCGTGACGCCATCATCGCATACAAGACGGTCATTGCGGGGTCCGATACTGGCGCGGTTGTGCTTCGATTTGGTGCGACGGCGACGGAAGGGTATGAGACTCGCGTTGTCGATAAGACTGTGGCTTTGGGCGCCATTGCCGGGGTTGCGGTGTTCACTGTGCCTTCCGGCGCGCTCCTCCGGTCTGTGCAGGCGAATATCGTAACCCTTGGCGTGGCCGGGGGGAATGTCGCTACAGTCGGGATTGGCGTTGACGCGGACCCAGACCTTTATGGGCAGACTTCAACTCTGCTGAAGAACGCCAAGAGCAACAAGATCATTGCTCCGGCGGTTCTTTCCGGAACGGCGGCGATTGAGTTGTTCCCGTGCCAAGCTGACGGGACGATTGGCGACACTCCCTTCTCGGATGGGACTGTCCGCGTTCGGATCGTCTATGATGTTCTGGCTTCGCTGGATAACGTGTAAAGGAGAGTGTCATGGACAAGATCAATCCAATGTCTTACATCGTCGATACTGATCCTGTCCCCGAGGCCGTTCTGGACGCTTCCGGGTGGTTTGAAACGGAGTATATGACGATTCAGGCGTCCGACCCGAATGCGGCATACCTCGAATGGTACATGGCCCAGGGCTGGACGCTCTACGACACGATTGCCGTCCAGACGATTGCGCCCAGCCCGACGCTCCCCGAGGGGTGGAAGAAGAAGGTCTACTGCCTCAAACGGCGTAAGCTCCAATCCGAGAGGGTCCTGAACGATCTTATCCGGCAATTCACTGGGGCGTACAACGAGGGGCGTTCGATCAACGACCAGCGGTATGATGAAATCGTGTCGATTTACAACGTCATGCTGGACAAGACGGAAGATGACATCACAACGTCAGAGGGGTCTGGCTACGACTACACCGCCGACATTGAGGCTTTGATTGCCCTTTTTGAGACTGACTTCAACACCTATGTCGCCGATGTTGATGGGCTGCTCGATGAATATGG